TGAGGGGTGCCTTAATCGGCTTCGGTTTCTCTACCTTTGCAGGTGTGACAGGCTCCTCAACAGCTTCCTTTTTCTTACGTTCCCTGTACTCACGCTGTCTCTCAGCGGCACTCTTTGGCATTGTGAATCCTCCCCTTTCTTATATTATACCACACTTGTCTTACTATGTCAAGTATATCACAAATTGAAAAACTTGTCAAGTTTGAACCTTTTTTCCCCTGTTATTCTTCTAATTCTTCCCCAACCTCCTCTTTCTCAGCCTCAACACGAGCTTTTTCCTCCTCAGCATCGGGGATAAACGGCATTAACTCGTAAAGGGTCTGCTTCGAGATATGAGGAGCAAGTTTCTCAATAACTCTGGAGTAATGCTCCACATCAACAGGCAGGTTGCGGAAGAAGACAGGGTCAATGTCTTCCTCTCTAATCGAGACACCCTTTTTCTCCCAAACTGATGTAAGGAGAGCAAACTGCTGTCTCAAGGCCTTCTCAAAGTACATCTGTTTAGTCCCAGCCCTATTCTCCAGTGCCAGTATCTTCCACTTACGAGACTCCCCAGAGATATTTCCACCACTGAAGTCCTCACTGGCAAAGTCAACTGTCCGGGAATGCCTGTAAATCTCCTCTCTAAGAGCATCACGTTGCGAAGCAAAGAACTCAGTAGGCAGGTCTTTGGTAAGAAACTTGGCATCACCTTCAGCCGGGAGGGACAATACGCCGGATTCCCGGGCCTTCTGCTTAGTCGCAGCATCTAATTCGATACCACCAAGCAGTAAGAGGTAGGCCAACCTGAATTCTTCAACCTCACTCTGTGCGTCACTTTCCAGCCGGTCAAAAGCATCAATCAGGTCGGACACCTTCTCGAAGTCACCAATCTCCTCAGCGTTATTCTGAAACTTAATGAGGGGCACACCATTGAACATGTGCCTTCGTGGCTTATCGTGGATAGAGAAGTTGCCACCCTCGTCCTCCAAAAAGGTCGTTACGTTGGTGTTGTCATATACCACTACCTTGGTCCGCAGCTTTGTTCCGTCTGCAGGGGTCCTAACTGTTATCTCGTAGTGTCTGAGAGCCAGCTCAATCTCCCCTGTGCGTTCATTCTTAATGAAGATACACTCCCAAGGTGGGACAACTGCTGCCCTTTCATCCCCATTCTTATCAATGTAGAGCAGCCTTCCACAGTAACCAGCTATTGACATCAGCTTGCCTGTCTCACTGTCCAACTCTCCCAGAGAATTCCTGTAAACAAACTCCTGCAGGGCCCTGTGCTTCTTAGAAAACTTCTCATCGGTATCTTCCTCAGCCCTGTCAACTGTGTAGTTGACTGACCTTCCAAACATGTAACCCACAACTTGGTCAACAATAAGGCCCCTGTAGTCATGGGGGAGCTTCTCATTTATCCGGGCCATACTCAGTATCTCACGCCCAGCCACAGGAACAGAGCCCCTATACTGAGAGTACAAGGTCTTAGCCTGATTGTGTCTGGGGTTGGCTTCCAGCAGGATGTCTTTAATTACCAGACTGTCCACACTGGCGTTACCAAGCCGTGAAATGACTTCCTGCGTTGCAGTTATAAAGCTCATTGTCTCAACTCCTTCCATAGATTAGGACCATCCCGGGTGCTCCCCAGCTACAACCTTCCGAGAACCTGTCCTAAGATGCTCTGTAGAGTAGACCAGTGCATCCATTAAATGGTCGTTATACTCAACAGGGAACTCAAGAACGTTCCCAGCCTTGTCCTTCTGATACTGCCAAGACTCAATCTCGTTTCGGGTCTCTATAAAAGAGGGGTGAACGTGTATTCGGTGCCTTCTTAGGGTGTCAATAGCAAACTTTTTATAGTGCTTACCCTTCTTGGCCCCTGTAATCTTAAATCCCCTCTGGCTGAACTCCCTTATTCTGTCAGGCTCAGCACTATCCCCTATGCAGGGTAGGCTCCTGATGTACTCATTTGAGACCTCAAGCCTGTCAGCGAGCTCAGTGTTGGTAAGTTTTGCCGCCTTAAACTCATCGAGTATGTAAATCTCTCCCTCTCTCAACCCTGTGCATATCATGGCAGACGGCTCAATGAAGCCCCAGTCAAGGCCAAAGGTCACATTCTTGTAGTTCTCAATAGTCAGGTCGTAGTCGTGGACAACCACATCGGTGAGTATAAGCTCTCCGAGCACTCCCCAATCTCCCAAGCCGTACACAGAGTAGAAGTAGCTGTTCTGCTCCCTCAAACCCTCAAGTACTTCTTTGTAATTGTCGTCCAGAAACCTGTTATCCCTGTAGGTAGTCTTGAGAACAAGCCCTTTAGGGTCGTCTACCATAGCCTTTTTCACCCAGTGTGTGCTTAGAACAGGGTTGAATGTGAGGAATACCTGCGGATAGAGGATATTACTGCCCCTGAGCCTCAAATCAAGCTGAGTAAAGTCGTTTTGCTCAGTCTCACTCGCTTCCTCAATCCAGATATCCGTTATTCCATGGATAGACTTGACCTTCTCTGTGTCGTCCAGCCCCTTAAAAAGGAAAAGAGAGCCATTAGGGAGCAAAATGGTCATGTCTGTCTTGTTCACCCTGCAATATGGGAGTAAACCCCATAGAGACAGGCAATTCTTTACCTCTTCAAAGACACTATCACGGAGCGTTCGGCCAACCTTACGGCAAACCATGACTTTCCTTACTGACATACAGGCCTTTGCTACCAATTTCTGGGCAACAAAGACGGATTTTCCACTACCTGCTCCCCCATAGTAGACCTCATACCGGCCATTAGCGAACAGGTGGGGTAGGTAGNCCTCATTAAAGGCCTCCTTCGGTATGTTTAGGTTAATCTTTGTCATTCTCTCCCACCACCAGCGGTTTTACCTCAGGTTGAGGATTGACACCTTCAATGTTTACGTTAATCTCCACATCAGAGGTAGGCCCATTCTCGTTGAACATGTTGAAATACTTGCCCAACAGCTCAATAGCCCTCATCTTGTCGTGAAGCTCTATAGTAATCTCCCCATCCCTCTTCCTGTTTATCTTCTTGATAACAGCACCAGCATAAGGAGACATTTCCTTAATTTCTTCAGATGTCTTAGTGTAAAAGCCGTGCTCGTCCCATGAAGCATAGTTGGTGATGTCACCCTTAAGAATGGCCGAAAGTTGTCTCAGAATCTCCGCTGGTTCAGTATCAACAGACAAACACCTTATACGAATCTGCTCAGCTATTTCAGCCTTTACATTGGGCTTCTTGAGGAAATCGCTGGCAGCCTTGCCATTCTGCTTATTCTTTGGGAAACCAGCGTCTTTCATCGCCTGAACAGGGTCGAGAGTTCTCAGGTAGTTTGAGACAAACCTGTGGTCTCGTGCGTTCAGCTTATTCCAACCCCTTCCAGTACTAACACTGGATTGCTCGGGTTTGGTATTGTAGTAGTATTTCCGTCCCTTCTCGTTACCGGGCATGTAACCACCTCCTTGCAAAGGGCTGGAGGAGGCCAGACCAACCCAGCCTCCGCCAGACCAATCCAGCCTCCCACAGCCGTGTAAGTTATTCCTGTTCAATTTCAAGTTGCGGTTGAAATCTAATGTAATCTCCACCGACATAGTAACCAGAAACTTCCATACGTTCAAATATATTAGCATGGTACTCAATGTCGTCTACGTTAAAGGTAAAACCAACATCTATGTTACGCCTGTATAATCCGTCAACCTCCGCCACTTGGTCGAAAACGACCTCAGTGAACTCGCCGTTGCTGTATCGAACCTCCATGGTCATGTAAACCTTACCGCTACCTCCATGGACATAGACGTTGCCGTCCTTGTCTTTGGTTCCCACAACAATCTCAAGGCCATCCCCTGCTACTTCAGTTGCTGTGTAGTGCTCCTCATCAGACATTCGGGTCTGAGTAGAGAGTGAGCCTACACCTTCTCCTTCCATAGTGACCACGCTGTCACCATAAACACTGTCACTCTTGGAAAAGTATTCCACCTCTCCATCCACCTGAAACTCCACGTTACGCTCAATGCCTGTAAAGCCAAGCAGGAAGGGTAGGCAGAGTAGGAGGGTAAACACACAAATTACCTTCTTCATCAGTGATTCTCCCTCCAATCTGGCATTCTCCAATCTGGGAATTGTTCTTTGAACTCGGCTAAGATTGTTGCAATCAACTCATCCAAGTCCTTTTCTGGGATATTAATACCAATACGCTTTGCTTTTGCTCTTGCAGTTATCTTCGCCATCTCGACCTTGCCCGGGCCGTTTAACCAGTAGTAGATAGATTCCACTAATTCCATGGCATCCACCACAATCTCGGCCTCATTCTGGAGGAAAAGATGCACTCTCCACTGTTTCAGCACCCCTACAAGGTAGGGGATAATGATGATAGTGAACAGAGCCGCTATGGCCTCCAACAGGTAAGGTGAAAGAAACTCAAGAATTACCTCTAATGTCATGCTCAACACTCCTTCTTATTGAAATTACCCTCCGCAAGGGCTATATCCACACACCGGGCAACATAAACATCCGTTGCCGGGTTGCATTTGATTACCACAATCCGGGCATATTACTGTCGTCACGAAATCACTCCTTCTGTCTATCCATAATGATGCTCAGTATTAGCCCTACACAAAGTGATAGAGCCACCACTTGTATTATATCGAGAATTAACATTTAAATCACTCCTTGTGTATTTTTCTACAGCCCGGACACCATCTGACAAGTACGTCCGGGTCCAGCTCCTTAAAGTGTACCAGAGTTTTTACAGCTGACAAGAGAGCCTCACAGGCATCTTTACCGATAGCTGGAGCTGTAACAGAGGTATATGACTCAGGTTCAACCCTCTTTACCACTACTGCTGAGGGTTCCTCCTCAGCTCTGCCCCAATCAACTGTGAATCCGACCTCCTTGAGTCTTCGTGTCTGTTCCTGCATCACTTTTACTTTCCACTCGTTCATGTTGTTCCCTCCTTATTCTGCAACAGTTGGTATCGTTTAATAATACTTTCTTGTATTAAACGATATAGCCTTATAAGTGAATAATGGTCAAATATCAACTGTTTCGGTGTCTCTCGACAGGTCAACATTGATACAGCCCTTAGCGTTAGATACGAAGCTACTTGTAGGCTTCTCATTAGGAAGTAGCCTCTCCTCTTCCTTCTCTTCGAGATAGGCAGCCATCATAACAGCGTAGGTTGCCAAATCTCTCAAGGTATCGGTGATTGCTTCGTCCGCTACCAACTGCTTCTTACCACTGAGGAGCGTTACAGCTCTATTCAGCTTGTCCTCAGTCCTTACTATCCAAGCAATCGGGCCGTGCTTATCAATGCTCAGGTCAAACGAGTTGCCGTAGTCCGCATTCTTCTTCCTGTAATTCTCCGCCATGTCCTTTAAAATCGCCTCTACTCGTGTCATTTAAGTCACTCTCCCTTTATTTTAATTAACTCTTTAGCTTCCTCCCTCAGGGGGTCAATAACTGCTCTTCGGTTGCTGGTAGTTTGTGCCAGCTTCTCGATTAATACCCATACTTTCTCATCCAAATCCAAGTTCTCGTCCCACACGCAACATCACTCCCTCAAAGTTTCTAATATGGCTTTGCGAACCTGTGTTTCCTCAACATTGGCTATCTCACACAGGACGCTAAAAATCTTGCTCTCTGCAAACTCCCTCAAATCGGAAGCCATCGTAGTACCAAACATCCCGTACCTTTTCATCTTAAAGGCATCCTTGACAGCTTTTAAGAGGATATTTGAGGCAAGCTCTTTGTACCCAATGTGAATAGCTCCCACCCTGAACTCATCATGCTCCTGCTTACCTTTGTTCTTAGATTTATCTTTCATGTTGGCTCCTCCTTTCCTTAGCTTACCTTTATTATATCACAGAATAAAAGTTTTGTCAACTTTGACCCTAATCCCCCCTATTTAAATGGAGCCCGGGGGACG